GAACAAGTGTATCCTCTGTTTCAGCAGGATCTACCTGCACTATTGTAAGTATTGCAAATACATATACTTCAGCAAAAGTTTTAGTTGAAATTAGTGCAAGTAATGGTCAATATGAATTTGATGAATTGAATATTATTCACGATGGATCAAATATTCAATTTTTAGAATATGGACAATTAACAAATAATTCTGCTTTTCCATATTCAAGTTCTGGACTAGGAACCTATAACCCTTATTTTTCTGGTTCAAATCTAATTGTAGATTTTATTCCAAATACTGGATTGGCAGTTACTTGTAATACTTTACACATCTCGATTGCAAATACATCATACACTGGTGTAGGAACTTTTGACATGAAGTATTCGTTGTTAGAAGCAAGAACAACTTCAATTGCATCATCAACATCTCCAATTGCGACTCCGGTTGGACAATATGTTAATATTAACAGTGATAATTTTGATTATGACTGTGCCCATTTCTTGGTTCAAGCATCAGACACTATAAACAATCACCATCAATTGTCCGAGGTTATAGTTCTGCACAATTCTACAGATACTTTCATTACTGAATTTGCAAATATAGAAACTGCATCTGGACTTGGAACAGTTGGTGTATCTAGAACAGATACATACACAAAAATTACCTTCACTCCAAATCCAAATATTGAAGTTCAGGTAAAATCATTTATGAATGCACTGCAAATTGCAGATGGTGCAAGTGATATTACAGAAATTGATTTAACAAATTCTTCTATAGTCACAGATAGCAATACCTATGAAGGAACTGAACGAAGTATAAAGAAAGATTTTAATCTTCAACATAAAACTGATAACATATTCCGAAGAAATTTTGATGCAAGTGATTCTCAGATTGTAAATGTACTGAACAATACAATAACAATTCCAAACCATTTTCTGGTAAGTGGAGAAGAAGTTGTATATTCACACGCAGGGGCAGGATCAACTCAGGCAATTGGAATTGCAACAACTAGTTTTGTAAGTATTGGTAGCACTGATAAGTTACCAGCAACGGTTTATGTTGTAAAAGTAAGTAACAATTCAATTAAATTAGCTTCTAGTGCTCAAAATGCACTAAAGTCAATTCCAGAAGTTCTCAATTTTACTTCCGTTGGTATTGGATCTTCTCATACTTTTAATGCAACCAATCAAAATGCAAAGGTTATTGTTGCTATTGATAATTTAATTCAATCTCCTGTTGTATCCAGTGCGATTACATCCTCATTATCTAAACAATTTTTAATATCTGAAAATGTTGCATTTTTTACAGGAATTACATCATTTTTTGGTGGAGATTTAATCAAAATTGATGATGAGATTATGAGAATAGATGGTGTGGGAATTGGATCCACAAATGCAGTTCTTCTTAAGAGACCTTGGTTGGGAACTACTGTTGTAGGACATTCCACAGGTTCTCTGATTACCAAAGTTGTTGGTAATTACAATATTGTAGATAATACCTTAAACTTTTCCGAAGCTCCATACGGAAATATTCCGTTAAGTTCACCTACAAACGAACCTGACGAAGTAGATTGGACTGGAATATCAGTATCTTCCACATTTCAGGGAAGAGTGTTTTTAAGGTCAGGAACTCCAAATTCAAGTGATGAAACATATCACAAAAATTATGTTTTTGATGACATCTCTCAAAATTTCAATGGTGATGAAAATGATTTCACTCTTACTTCAAGTGGATCCAGTGTAACTGGAATTAGTAATGAAAATGCAGTTATTTTAATTAATGATATTTTTCAAGGTCCAGGATTAAATGCAGATTATACTCTATCAGAAAATTTAGGAATTACAAGTATTAGTTTTACTGGAACTGGTGTGTCAGCAATTTATGATGTAAATACTTCAAAACTACCCAGAGGTGGAATTATTGTATCTGTTGGATCCATAGGAGGTTTTGGATATCAACCACTTGTTTCTGCTGGGGCAACTGTTACAATTTCTATTGCTGGAACTATTTCAGCAATTAGCATTGGAAATAGTGGTTCTGGATATAGATCTGGAATACAAACCAGTGTAAGAGTTGGTGTAACAACTTTATCAACAGGAACACCAATTATTCAATATATTGGAACAGCTGCGGTAAGTAATGGAAATATTGTGAGTATTGCAATTACAAATCCGGGAACAGGTTATACTTCAACGAATCCACCAGAGGTAATTATTGATGCACCACTCTCATATTCAGACATACCATTAGTTTATAGTGCTTCCTCTATTTCTGGAAATGGTGCTAATGCAGTTGCAAATATTGTAGTGGGGCAAGGATCAAGTGTAATTGATTTTGAAATTGTAAACCTTGGATATGGATATGGACAGGAACAAATTTTAACTGTTGCAATTGGTGGAACAATAGGAATTCCAACTACAGGATCTGCATCTTTTAGAGAATTTCAACTTTCAATTCAAAAAACATATTCTGATGAATTTTCTGGATGGTCAATTGGTGAATTGCAAGTTCTTGACAATTATGATGCATTGTTTGATGGATCTAGAAAAGAATTTCCAATCACAGTTTCTGGAAGTCTTATTTCAATTCGTTCTGCACCAGGATCACCTGTAGATGTTCAGGATGTTTTATTGATTTTTATTAATGATATTTTACAAATACCTGGAGGTGGTTATACTTTTACTGGTGGAAGTGTTATTTCATTTACAGAGGCACCAAAAGCAGGAGACACTTCAAAAATACTATTCTATAGGGGAAGTGGTTCTATTGATGTAATAGAAAGAAATATTTCAGAAACCGTGAAAGAAGGTGATGATTTAACTATTGGTTATGATCCTTCTATTGGTCAACCAGCAACTTTCCAAGAGGATGAAAGAACCGTTACTAGTATTACATCAACAAATACTGTTGATACACTTCCATATTTTGGACCAGGAAATACAAGTGATTCAAATTTATTAAGACCTGTTGTTTGGTGCCGTCAAACCGAAGATAAAATTATTAATGAACAAATAATTGGAAAGAATAGAATTTTATATGAACCTCTGATTTATCCATCAGCATATTTAATTCAATCAGTTGGAATTGGTTCTACAATCATTTATGTAGATAATATTCGTCCATTCTTTAATCCAATTAATGAAAATGATACAAATTTAAACTTCCAAAAAAATATTACATTAATTTCTCAAGATGGTAGAGTTGGAGCAACTGCAACTTGTATAGTTTCTTCTGGAGGAACGGTCACTTCAATTGTCGTTAGTGATGGTGGAGTTGGATATACAACCACACCAATAGTATCAATTTCTCAACCAATTGGATTTGGAACAACAGCAGCACAAAATACTGCTCTTGCATCTGCAACCATATCTGGTGGAGTTGTAACAGGAATTGCAGTTACATATAGTGGAAGTGGATATATATCTACTGCTGTTCCACAGGTATTAATTGAATCTCCGACTTTTGTTTATGAAGATGATGCTGTAATTTCTTATGAAGGAGATTTTGGAATTATATCTGGAATTTCAACAACTTCTGTAGGGGTTGCTTCAACTGGATTAGTATTTGATTTATTAATTTTACCAAATTCATTTTTAAGAAATTCATCAATAACTGGAGTTACCACAATTAGTGGAATACAAACAGGATATTATTTTGTTATATACAATTCCAATGTTGGTTCTGGAGTAACTTCACTCAATTCTTTGGGATCAACAGTTGGAATTGGATCCACTTTCTTGGATAATGTATATCAGGTAGCAGCAGTTTCAATAGCACAAACTTCTACAGTTGGATTTGGTATTACTTATGTTGCAAAAGTAACAGTAAGTGTCTCTAGTTATAATGGACTATCTGGAATTGGTTATAGTAATTTTTATGGTGAATTTAGTTGGGGCAAAATTAACCTTTCATCTAGATCCAAAGAAAATTCATATGGTGCATACACTAATAATGGATTTACTGGAATTTCAACAGGATCAATTGCATCTAGAAAAATTCCATTAAAATATTTGAACTATATTTCATAAATAATAAAAAAACTATCATAAAATGGCAGCAATTATAACTGATCAAATTCGAATTTTGAATGCAAAGAATTTTGTTTCTGGAATAAGTGCCGGAACAAACTCTTACTATACTTTTATTGGTCTTCCAAATCCAACAGACTTTCAATCAGATTGGGATACAAGTCCCCCTTCACCAAAAGACAATTTCAATGAGGAAAATAATTATTGGGATACGATGATTGCATTAAAGAAAATTAATACAAGTGATGCTAGATTGGTGATTCAAAGAAGATTTTGGTCTTCTGGAACTGTTTATGATATGTATCGTCACGACTATAGCAGTTCAAATACGGCTCCAATATCGGGAGCAACTAATTTATACTCAGCAAATTATTATGTAATTAATAGTGATTATCGTGTTTATATTTGTTTACATAGTGGAATTAATCCAGATAATCCTACAGGAAAACCATCTCTTGATGAACCAACATTTACAGATTTAGAACCAAGGTCTGCTGGTTCTTCTGGAGATGAATATATATGGAAATATCTTTATACCATCAAACCCAGTGAGATTGTAAAATTTGAATCTACAGACTTTATACCGGTCCCTTCAGATTGGGAAACGAGTTCTGAAAGTGCAGCAGTCAGAAATAATGCAGTAGATGGATCCCTTAAAATTGTAACAATTACAGATAGAGGAGTTGGTTTAGGAACAGCAAATAGAACTTATACAAGAGTTCCAATCAAAGGTGATGGGAGTGGAGCAGAGTGTACAATTGTAGTTGATAATGATCAAAAAGTCCAGTCAATTACAGTATCTAATCAAGGATCTGGATATACTTATGGAAATGTTGATTTGATTTCTGGTGGATTTCCAACTGGAACTACAAGACCCACCTTTAATGTTATTATTCCACCTCAAGGAGGTCACGGATATGACATCTATCGAGAACTTGGTGCAATTAATGTTCTTTTATATTCAAGAATTGAAAATGATGTCCAAAATCCAGATTTTATAACAGGAAATCAAATTGCAAGAATTGGAATTGTTCAGAATCCAAAATCGTTTGGATCTACACAAATTGTGTCTCTGGACAAGGCAAGTGCAGTTTATGCTCTAAGGCTGACAGGAATTGGATATGATTCAGCAACTTTTGTTGCAGATAGTTATATTACTCAGACAATTGGAACTGGTGTTACTGCTGCCGGAAGAGTTATAAATTATGATCAAACAACCGGAGTTTTAAAGTATTGGCAAGATCGGTCAGTTGCAGGATTTAATACAGTTGGAACAGCACAGACCACTCCTCCATATGGATTTAACTTAAATCGTTTTACAAGTTCTCCATCTACGGGTGGAAGTTTGTCAATTGTACCAACTAATGGTACCACAACTCTTTCAATTAGTACAGCATTTACGGGTATTTCTACTGTAATAAATAATAGAACATATTACTTAGGTCAATCTTTTGCAAATGGTCTGGCAAATCCTGAAGTTAAGAAATATTCTGGCAATATAATTTACGTTGACAATAGACCGTCAATCACCAGATCATCAAATCAAAAAGAAGATATCAAAGTTATTTTGCAATTCTAAGAAATTATGCCTCAACAAACTAATCTCAACGTATCTCCATACTTTGATGATTTTAATTCTGACAACAATTATTCTAAGGTTCTATTTAAACCTGGATATCCTGTACAGGCAAGAGAACTCACAACCTTACAATCAATTTTACAAAATCAGATTGAAAAATTTGGGCAGCATTTTTTCAAAGAGGGTGCAAAAGTTATTCCAGGGAATACTGGATATAATGCACAATATTATGCGGTTGAATTAAATAATTCTTATTTGGGAGTTCCTGTTGAGGCATACGTATCACAACTAATCGGAACAAAAATTACAGGACAAACTTCTGGTGTAACTGCTGTTGTTGATAATGTGCTATTTGCAGCAAATTCTGAGAGAGGTAATCTCACTCTTTACGTAAATTATCTGTCTTCAAGTACTGCAAATAATTCCACAAAAACTTTTTCTGATGGAGAAGGACTTCTTGCTGGATCGACAATAAATTCTGGTCTCTTAGGGAATAGTACAATTCAGGCAGGACAAACATTTGCAATTACTCTTGCAAATAATGCAACTTCTATTGGATCTGCCTTTACAATTACTGAGGGTGTTTATTTTGTAAGAGGGCAGTTTGTAAGAGTAGCAACAGAAACTTTAATTTTAGATCAATATAGCAATACTTCAAATTATAGAGTTGGATTATTTGTAAATGAAGAAATTATAACACCAGATATTGATGAAAGTTTAAATGATAATTCTCAGGGATTTAATAATTATTCTGCTCCAGGAGCAGATAGATTTAGAATATCAGTATCACTTTTTAAAAAAAGTTTAGAAGATTTTAATGATAATAATTTTGTAGAACTTGCATCTGTGAGTGCAGGTGTTTTAAAGTCTCAAAAATCTACTACAGACTACAGTAATTTAACAGACGAGTTAGCAAGAAGAACCTATGCAGAATCTGGAGACTATTGTGTAACTCCATTTGACGTATCTGTCAAGGAGTCACTAAATGATCAACTTGGAAATCGTGGTATCTTTAATGTTGGTCAATTTACTTATGGTGGGTCAGTTCCGACTGATGATTTAGCAGTTTATCAAATTTCTCCAGGAAAGGCATTTGTTCGTGGATATGAAATTGAAACCATCAGTCCAACATTTCTTGATGTACCAAAACCAAGAACAACAAAAACTTTAGAAAATCAGGCAATTAATTATAATACTGGACCAACTTTAATTTTAAACAGAGTTTATGGATCTCCTGTAATTGGAATTGGAAATACTTATGTATTAAGTTTGAGAAATGAAAGAGTTGGTATTGCAAGCACAACTGCTCCAGGACAAGAAATTGGTTTATCAAGAGTTTATGATTTTAGATTAGAGTCCGGATCTTATAATGCATCAAATTCAAATATTAATCAGTGGTATATTTCACTATATGATATTCAAACAATTACTGAGATTAGTTTAAACGAACCTATCACCCTTTCTGTTCCCACTTTTATTAAGGGAAATAACAGTGGTGCTACTGCATTTTTAAAAGAATCTGTATCAAATTCTTCACTATTAACTGTTTATGAAAAAACAGGGGAATTCATAACAAATGAGTCTTTTACAATTGATGGAATTGCAAATGGAAGAGTAGCAACTGCAATTACATCATATGGAATTTCTGATGTTAAGTCTGTTTATGGTGTTGTGGGATCGGGATCTACATTTACGGCTGATGTTCTTCAATCAACTGCATCATTTGTTGGATTGGCAACAATTTCAACAGTTTCTTCTGGCATTAGTACTGTCACAAGTCCAAATAAATTGTTTCCTGGAAATAGTGTTAAGAAAGATAATTTAATCTCATATAGTGATACTTCACTTTCAAATCCGGTTTTTGCAAAAGTTGTTAGTGTTGGAACTACTACAATTACAATCTCTGGTGTTACCACTGTTACTGGAATTGCTCAAGGAAAACTACCAACTGCAACATTATCAGTATCAGATTTTCAAATTTTAACAACAAATTTAGAAGACTCTACAGATAACACTCTCTATACAAAACTTCCAAAAAATAACATATCTTCTGTCGATCTTACAAATGCAAGTTTAACGATTAGAAAATCTTATACTGTCAATATTTTAAATAATCAACTTTCAACAGCAGCAGTTGCCGGATCTAATGAAACCTTCTTACCTTTTGATGAGGAAAGATATTCATTAATTCGTTCTGATGGATCCACAGAAGTTCTAACTTCTGATAAGTTCTCATTCACATCTGGATCAACTCAACTTCAAATTTATAATCTTGGGTCAAATGATACTGGTGCAACATTAGTCACGACACTTACAAAAATAAAACCAAAAGCAAAATCAAAACTCAAAAATAGAGTGAATAGTGTTATTGTAGATAAATCAAAATATAATTATTCGGGAATCGGTGGAACTACAATTAATGATGGACTAACTTTTGGAAACTATCCTTATGGCACCAGAGTTCAAGACGAAAATATATGCTTAAATGTTCCTGATGTGATTGAAATTCATTCAATTTATGAATCATTAGATACAACAGATCCATCAGCACCAACTGCAGTTTTATTCTCAATTACAAGCCCATCTACAACAACTTCTGAGTTGATTATTGGTGAAAAAATCACAGGACAAACAAGTGGTGCAATTGCAATTTGTGCAGAAAAATTAACAAGTACTCAAATTTCCTTTATATACAAAAATCAAAATACTTTTAAAGAAGGAGAAACATTAGTATTTGAAGAATCAAATATTCGTGCAATCGTAGTAACATTAAATATTGATAGTTTTAATATTTCTTCAAATTATACATTTTCGACTGGGCAAGAAGGCACATTTTATGATTTTGGTGTAATCAATAGAAAATCGGATTCTGATGAACCAACTAAAAGATTAAAAATTTATTTCCAAAGTGGATATTATCAATCTTCAGATGATGGAGATATTACAACAGTAAACTCATACGATACTTTTGATTATGTTAAAGAAATACAAAATGTAGATACTATTTCAAATTCAGATATTATTGATATTCGACCAAGAACTTCTTCATACACCGTATCTGAAAATTCCAGATCACCATTGGAATTTTATGGTCGAAGTTTTAGTGCATCTGGAAATTCTGCAGCAAATGTTCTTGCCTCAGATGAATCTATTCTCACATCCTTTTCTTTCTATTTGGGAAGAATTGATCGAATTTATCTTTCAAAAGATGGAAAATTTCAAGTCAAATATGGTACTCCTGCAGAAAGACCAGAAAAACCAGTATCCATTGATGATGCAATAGAAGTTGCTTCCATATTTTTACCACCATATCTTTATAAAGTTTCTCAATCTTCTATAGAATTTTTAGATCATAAGAGATATCGCATGGTGGACATTAAACAACTTGAAAATCGTATTAAAAATTTAGAGTATTATACATCCCTTTCACTATTAGAAACAAACACTGCAGGACTTTTTGTTCCAGACTCTAATGGTTTAAATAGATTTAAATCTGGATTTTTTGTAGACAATTTTACATCACTTCTCGCACAAGAAAATGGAGTTTCCTATAAAAATAGCATTGATTTAAAAAATAAAGAATTGAGACCTCAACACTATACAAATTCTGCAGATTTAATTGCAGGACCTGTAATTAATGTTGATCCAAATTCTGATCTTCAATTTTCACCTCCAGAAGGAGTTAACATCAGAAAATCTTCAGATATCATTACTTTAGATTATGCAGAACGAGAATGGTTTAAACAAACCTTTGCAACAAGATCTGAAAGTGTGACCCCATTTTTAATTAGTTTTTGGCAAGGAACTTTAGAACTTACTCCTGCATCTGACACTTGGGTAGATACTGCAAGAATAGAAGCAAAAATCATCAATACTCAGGGAGATTACGCAGAAACACTTGCTACTGCAAGCAGAACTTTAAATGTTGATCCACAAACAGGATTTTCACCAACTGTGTGGAATGCCTGGGAAACAAATTGGACTGGACAAGATGTTACGCAAGGTACAAAAACAAGAACAGAATCTTCATCCAGCACAGTTGGTAGGGGTGGATGGCCTAATGGTGGAGACACTAATCCAGCAGCTTGGGTAGAAATAACTACAAACTCTGTAATCCAAGAAACTTTAAGAACAATAACAGATACTGGGGTGCAGACAAGAACTGGAAATAGAACTATTATTACGGAACAATTTGATAGAACTTCTGTTGGTGATAGAGTTGTAAGTAGAAATCTGATTTCATTTATGAGATCAAGAAATATTCAATTTTTATGTAAAAAAGTCAAACCACTCACTCAATTATACGCATTTTTTGATGGAGTTAATGTTACAAAATACTGTGTTCCAAAACTTTTAGAAATTAATATGATATCTGGTGTCTTTCAAACCGGAGAGACTGTAATTGGATCAATTTCAAATACTGGATTGGGACCAAATAATACAAATACAAACTCAATAATAACTTTTAGAGTTGCTCAACCAAATCATAAAGAAGGTCCCTATGACGCAGCAGTAACAACTTTTTCGTTGAATCCTTATACAAGTCAAGTTCTTCAAGGAACATATTCATCAACATCAACTATTTTAAATGTTGATACATTTTCATTATCAAATGAACCTCAGGGACAATTTAGTGGGAGAGTTGAAAGTGGAATGGTCCTTGTTGGAAAAACAAGTGGGGCACAGGCAACAATTACAAATGTAAGGTTAATTTCAGACATATCTGCAATTTTAATTGGAAGTTTTAATATACCAAATCCAAATATCAATGTTCATCCAAAATTTGAAACAGGATCTAAAGTTTTTACAATAATCAATAACGATTCAAATGATCAAAATGTAGCAACAACAATTGCCGAAGAAGGATTTACTTCAAGTGGAACTTTAGAAACTGTTCAAGAAAATATTATTTCTGTAAGAAATGCACGAATTCAAAATAAACAAGAATTTGAAGATAGAGCAGTTTCAAGAACAACAGGAACACAAGTAATTTCATCACAAGTAATTGGAAGGAACACTTCAGAACGTGTTGTTGGATGGTATGACCCATTAGCACAATCGTTCTTAGTGGAAGACAGTACAGGAGTATTTTTAACAAGGTGTGATGTATTTTTTAGATCAAAAGATGATTTAGATATTCCTGTAACTTTTCAGATCAGGACTATGCAGGGAGGATTTCCAACAACAAAGATTCTCCCATTTTCTGAAATTATATTAGAACCAAATCAAGTTTCTACATCAGGTGATGGGTCTGTTGCAACATCATTTGTATTTAAGGCACCAGTGTACCTTGAGGGTGGGCAGGAATATTGTGTATGTCTTGCATCAAACTCTACAAAATATAGTGTGTATATTTGTAGGATTGGTGAAAATGATCTTCTGACACAAACATTTATTTCAAATCAACCAACTTTAGGATCTTTATTTAAATCTCAAAATGCTTCTACTTGGGAACCAAGTCAGTGGGAAGATTTAAAGTTCACACTCTACAGAGCTGATTTTATTCAATCTGGATCTGCAGAATTCTATAGTCCAGAATTAACAGAGGGTAACAATCAAATTGCAACTTTACTTCCAGATTCACTAAATCTAAATTCTAGAAAAATTAGAGTGGGGTTAGGGACCACAGTACAAGATAGTGGATTAACTCTTGGAAATACTGTTCTTCAGCAGGGAAGTAATGCGACTGGTAATTTTGTTGGTAGTGCAGGAATATCAACAGGAACATTAAGTGTCATTAATGCAGGTATCGGATATACTCCATCATCAGGATCTGCTACTTACAGTTCTGTAACTTTAGACACAATAACCGGAAGTGGTCAAGGAGCAATTGCAAATATAACAATATCAAATGGTTCAGTTGTATCTACTGGAGTTACAATTGTGTCTGGTGGGTCTGGTTATCAAGTTGGTGATGTTCTTGGAATTGCAACGATTGGAAGTCTTACAATTGGACAAAATGCAAGATTCTCTGTTGGCATTATTACAGGAGTTAATCAATTAATTCTTGATAATGTTCAGGGAAATTTTTTAACTGGTGCTGGTAAAACTGTTCAATATATTAATAACTCTGGTCTTACAACAACACTAAATTCCTCTTATGGTGGAAATGTTACAATTTCTACGATTAATGTTGTAAGTGATGGTTTGAGTATTGTAGTGAATCATAAGAATCACGGAATGTATTCAAATACGGATCTTGTGTCTATTTCTGGAGCAATTTCCGATGTGAAACCAACAAAATTAACATCAGGATATACTTTTGATTCTACATCAGCAATTCTTGTTGATGATTCTTCAACATTCTCAACTTTTGAAAATGTTGGTGTCGGAACAACAAATCCAGGATATCTTTTGATTGGAAATGAAATTATTTCTTATACATCAACTTCCTCTGGTTCAATCGGTGGACAAATTGTAAGAGGTTCAAATCCAATCAACTATGCAACTGGAACACCAGTTTATAAGTATGAGTTGAGTGGAGTTTCTCTGAGAAGAATTAATAAAACTCACAATTTATCAAATGTAACTACATCAGATTCAATTACTTTTGATTCTTATACAATCAAATTAGATACTTCATCAAATACTGGAATAGCAAGAAGTACTTCATCTGGATATCCGACTCTTTACTTAAATCAAACAAAATCGGCAGGAGGATATAATATAAAGGCATCACAAAACATGCCCTTTGAAATCATTACTCCAATGATACAGAACGTTACTGTGACTGGAACTTCACTCAATTCAGAAATTAGAACAATATCTGCATCAAGTATTAGTGGAAATGAAATTCCATTTATTGATACTGGATTTGATAATATTACATTAAATCAAGTAAATTATCTTGATACTCCAAGAATGATTGCATCAAAAGTTAATGAGACTCAATACCTCTCTACACTTCCTGGCAATAAGTCAATGAATTTAAGAGTCTTCTTAAACACAATTGATAGTAGATTAAGTCCAGTTATTGATACTCAAAGAGTAAGTGTAATATTAACTTCAAATCGAGTTAATAGTGTGATTACAAATTATGCCGAAGATTCAAGAGTTAATAGTATTTTTGATGATCCAACCGCATTCCAATATCTTTCAAAAGAAATTACTCTTGAAAATCCAGGAACATCGATTAAAATATTACTTAGTGCATATAACAATCTTTATTCTGATATTCGTGCATTTTATGCAATCAGTGAAAATCAAAACTTTAATCCAATCTTTATTCCATTTCCTGGATACGAAAATCTTAATAGTAGAGGACAAATAATCGATATTCAAAATAATAATGGTCATCCAGATGCTTTTGTTCCCTTAACATCAAATACTGGATTTTCACAAAATGATGTTCCATTTTCAGAATATACATTCACTGCAGATCAATTACCAGCATTTAGATCGTATCGGATCAAAATCATTATGACTTCTACAAGTCAGGTGTATGTTCCAAGATTGAAAGATTTGAGAGTAATTGCATTGGCATAATATGGAATATGCAAAAGTTGAAGGACACTTTCATCTTCTACGTGATTCAAAGACAAATTCAATTATTAATACAAATATGGTAGAATATCAAGAGTATCTAAATAGACGCAATGTAAAGGTAGATGAGAATCAAAAGATACAACATCTAGAATCTGATGTTGCCAATATAAAAAATGATCTCAGTGAAATAAAATCTTTATTAAGGAGTTTAGTCAATGAATCCCGATGAAATTAAACTTGAAAATTTAAGTAAAAATTTTGAATACTTTAAAATAAGTACAGAAATAGATAGTATTAATGATATTGAAACTGCAAAAGATTTTGCAAAATGCTATTGTAAATTATATTTGAAACAACAAGAAGTTATTTCATCTTTAGGTTCTATCAAATAATAATCATAGATATAAAGACATTGCTATAAATATTTAAAAAAAGAGCAAAAAAATAAATGGCACAACCATCATCAAGACAAAGTTTGATAGATTACTGCAAAAGAAAGTTGGGAGCTCCAGTTCTAGAAATTAACGTTGCAGATGAACAAATTGATGATTTGGTTGATGATGCTCTTCAATTTTTTAATGAAAGGCACTTTGACGGAGTAACTCAAATATATTTAAAATATCAAATTACTCAAGGAGATATTGATCGTGGTAGAGCTCCTGCAGGAAATAGCACAACGGCAGGAATAGTTACTACGACAGCATCTGCAACTATAGTTGGAACCGCAACAACTTTTACATATAGAGAAAATAGCAATTATCTACAAATACCTTCATCAATTATTGGAATTAATAAAATTTTCAAATTTGATGGTTCTAATACTGCTACAAATAATATGTTCAGTGTAAAATATCAATTATTTTTGAATGATATTTACTACTGGGGTTCAACTGAACTTTTATCATATGCAATGGTAAAAACTTATTTGGAAGATATTGATTTTCTTCTTAATACAGAAAAACAAATCAGATTCAATCAGAGAATGGATAGGTTATATTTAGATATTGACTGGGCAAGTGTAAATGTTGGAGATTATTTAGTAATTGATTGTTGGAGACTTCTTGATCCAAATGATTTTTCAAGAGTTTGGAATGATTCATTCTTAAAACCATATTTAACATCACTTATCAAACGTCAATGGGGACAAAATTTGATCAAATTTCAAGGTCTCAAACTGCCCGGTGGTGTTGAATTAAATGGTAGACAAATTTATGATGATGCTCAAAAAGAAATTGATGCAATTATGGAAAAAATGTCAAATACTTATGAGTTGCCTCCTCTCGATATGATAGGATAATCAGATGCTCAATCCATTTTTTCTACAAGGATCTGCAAGTGAAAAAAACTTAATGCAAGATTTGATTAATGAATCAATTCAAATTTATGGTGTTGAGGTTCATTATTTGCCAAGAAAATATATTACAGAAAAAACAGTCTTAAGAGAAGTTATTGAATCCGTTTTTGATAATGCATACCCAATAGAAGCATATATTAGCAGTTATGATGGATATGGAGATAATCCTACGATACTTTCTAAATTTGGAATTCAAAATTTGAATGAATTGACTTTAGAAATTTCCAGAGAAAGATTTGAAACTTACATTTCACCACTAATAAAAAATTTGAGCAATATCAAATTATCAAATCGACCTAAAGAGGGAGATTTGATATATTTCCCTCTCGGAGATCGTTTATTTGAAATCAAATATGTAGAGCACGAAAAACCATTTTATCAATTACAGGGAAAATACACATATCAATTGACCTGCGAACTCTTTCAATATGAGGATGAGGTTATTGATACTGGAGTTGATGAAATTGATGATACCATCGGAGGATCTGATGATAATGATCAAGATAATTCTTTCGTTCCTATTGGACCAATTCAAACACTAACTCTTGTTGGAACTGGAGTAACTGCAACTGCAATAACAAACATAGTGGCAGGAGGAATTAGATTCTTTACTGTTACAAATAGGGGAGGTGGTTATTCAAGTGCTCCTAGAGTTGCAATATCATCTGCACCATCAGGAGGAATGACTGGTATTGGGTCTGCAACAATGATTGGAGGAATTGTTGTCTGTACCGATAATACAAATCCAAATTTAAAATCAGTTCAATCCGTTGAGGTTATCAATTCTGGTTTTGGTTATACAGTAACACCAGGAGTTGCATTTTTTGGAGATGGTGCAGGAGCAGCAGCAACTTGTACGATTGGTAATGGTGTAGTTGGTATTATTACCATTACAAGTGGTGGTTCTGGATATGTAAACACACCCACGATTACATTTACTGGTATTTCAACAGTTTCTGCTGCTGCAACTGCTGTAGTGAGTTCTGCAGGAACCATCACTCAAATTCGCATCACAAATGCAGGATTGGGATACACACAATCTCCTACCATTACGATTGGAAATCCATCATTGACCTCTACTGGAAACTTTATTTTTAATGAGGTTGTTGTTGGGTCTGCAAGTTCAACGACAGCACGAGTAAAATCTTGGAATTCTATAACAAATATACTTGAAGTATCAAATGTTACTGGTGCATTTGAAGTTGGGGAAAATATTGTAGGTGCTGCCTCAAGTGCTTCCCACGAACTTCGTTTGATTAATGTTTACCCACCAGATAATGGTTATTCTTCAAATGAAGAAATAGAGAATGAAGCAGACCAAATTATAGATTTTAGTGAAAGAAATCCATTTGGTGTCCCATAAATTATCAGATGGTTAAATAGTACTATATGTTACTTATCATATGTTTGAGTATTTTTACCACCAAATCTTAAGAAAAACTGTTATTGCATTTGGTTCTCTCTTTAATGATATTACAATTAAACACACAAATTCTGCAGATGAGATTGTAAGTGTTATAAAAGTTCCTCTTGCATATGGACCAACGCAAAAGTTTTTGGCAAGATTAGAGCAGTCTCCAGATTTAAGCAATCCAACTCAAATTACATTACCAAGAATGTCTTTTGAGTTTACTGGATTGACATATGATACTGCAAGAAAATTAACTACGACTCAAACATTTTTATCAAAATCCGTTATTGACGGAACTGAAACTAAAAAAGCTTATATGCCAGTTCCATATAATTTGCAATTTGAACTGTCTATAATGTCAAAGTTGAACGATGATGCTCTTCAAATCATCGAACAAATTCTACCATATTTTCAACCATCTTATAACCTTACAGTTGAACTCGTTGATGAAATTAATGAGAAAAGAGATATTCCAATTATTCTTGAAAATGTTACGATGCAAGATGAGTATGAAGGAAATTTTGATAAAAGAAGAGTATTAATTTATACTTTAAGATTTACTGCAAAATTATATCTCTTTGGACCAACTTCAACAGCAACAAAAGATATTGTCAAGAAAGTATCTGTCAATTACATTACTGGAGATACTACAAATACTCCCAAGAGAGAAGTTGTTTATTCTGCAGAACCAAGAGCTATTAAAAATTATACTGGTACTGTGATTACAAATATTACAAATGATATTACAACAGAAGATGTTTTGATTACTGTAAATAATGCATCTTCTATTTCTGTAAATACTTATCTTGATATTGAGGGTGAGGAAGTATATGTAAAATTAAAATCTGGTAATGTTCTTACTGTGGAAAGAGGAAGAGATGATACAACAATTACATCTCATCTTGCCGGAGCACAGGTTAAATCGATCACAAGTGCTGATGATTTACTAATAGAAGAGGGGGATGATTTTGGATTTAGTGGATCTACAACATCACCATAATGACAGAGAAGAGTGAGTCGAAAAAATTTGATAAATTAAATGAAACTTTTAATGTTTCGGGAGAGGTAGTGGAAACTGAAATTATAAAAGAAACTCACGAAAATAAAATTGGTGAGATTTCGAATTCAATTCAAGATATTAAAAAAGATTATGAATATACAAGAGGAAATTTATATTCTTTAATTGAGAAGGGTCAGGAAGCAATTAATGGAATTCTTCAGTTAGCTCAAGAAAGTGAGATGCCTCGTGCATATGAAGTTGCCGGACAATTAATTAAAAATGTCGCAGATGCAACCGATAAATTAATGGACCTACAAAAGAAACTCAAAAATATTGAGGAAGACAAACAACCTCGTGGGCCAACAAACGTCACAAATGCATTATTTGTAGGGTCAACAGCAGAATTGGCAAAACTTTTAAAGAAACAATCTAAAGAAACTGAAGAATAATAAATATAAGATGATAGTTCTTATTTTCAATGAATTG